ATTAAAAATCATGGAGTTGTAACCCATGATGGCACATCAATGGCGCAGATGGTGTAGCGTTTTCCTTGTAAATCCGGAGAGTCATTGGTGTAACTGGGAGGCTGTTGGTCTCTAATTCCTAGGTCTGGCCTGGGGTGGGGTTTTTCAGTGGGTTCTCTCATAGAGTAACTACTGCGGCATTGTTTACCAGCCGATTGTAATGGTATGCCTCCATATGCAGGGGTTAATTTGTGTCCGATATTGGTCCCTTTCGCACGGCGAAGGGGATTGTTTTGTCGTGGGGTATTCATGTTCTACCTAATCATGGCTTCTTGATTGTGTCGTATAACAATCATAACTAACGTCCACAGACATTTGATTGACCGTGTGGACGGTTGTGCAGACCAACCTTCTGCGAGGACGAGGCCGTGTTACCTTTATCTACGGTCCATAACTCACTGGTAAACTACAGCCAGTGGGATTATATGGTGGTTCAGCTCCACTCAAAAAGCTTGTAAGTGAAGTCCCATTCGTGGGTGATCTACCAGGCGTGGTTAAACGCAACCCCGGCTTTGCCAATCCAATTAAATATGACGACAATTATTATTCCAACCGCGTTTTACATTGCTTTCCCCTTTGTGACAGCGTCCGTAGGGGTTATTATAACCGTGGCTAGGAAAACTTGGAAGTGGTGGAAGTACCGTGTTATTGAACGCCAAGCTCGACACTTGTTGAGGGCGTTCGACAATGCACCTGAGGATCTCGATGAGGTGATTGATACCTATCGGGAGGCGGATGGAGCGGTGGTCTTTGACGAGGAGACGAACGATGTTGTTGTTGTTCCCGCCCGCCGTATTCGGCGTAGACAGGAGAGACTCGTTGTGATATCCCATGCACTCGCTGATGTTGCTTACCTTAAGTTCGGGTTTAGACCTGATACTGAGGCTTGGCGATCTATCACGCGCAAGTACATGCTCGATGAGATGTCTGGGTTTGCTGATTTGAGAACTAAAGATAAGTCCAAGGTTTTGGATTTGGCTTTGCCTCTCAGTTTCATACCCACCTTGGAGCTTCAGGATATGGAGCTCTTAGCGACAACTTCAACATTTAAGAAACGATTGATGCGCTTGCGTAGTCTTGGCTGGTGGCACCGCGTGATGCCATGGGTTAGGCCGCGAGTTGATATCGTTTAGGGGTGCCCTGCGACCATACAGGGGGTTGGATGTGCTAGGAGCTTGGCTCCCGACCATCCCCGGTTGCGTGTAGTTGAGAAGTGGGGTATCGTCAAAGCTAGGAGGATGGTGCGAGTCTCGGGGGTTTCCCCCCCGACCAACCTTCTTGCTTTTAATAATGACATAAAGACTCTGGAGTGTGCTGTGAAGGAACGTGTCTTCTACGTCAAGGACGCAGAGGGTGTGTTCGTCCCACCGCCACTGCCAGCTCCCGGATATTTCGCTGAGTGCCTTTTGCGCACTCGGCAGCAGATTGGTGCACTTTTGCCTTCGGTCGCCCCGTTGACGAGACTCGGCTTTGTCGAGACCTTCCGTGGCCGCAAGAGGCGAGTGTACCAGGACGCTTACGACTCACTGTTGGGAAGCAGTTTGTCGCAGGATGATGCTGGGATCGTGGCCTTCGTTAAGTATGAGAAGACCGATTTCTCTGCTAAGAAGCCAGTGCCTAGGGTGATTAGTCCTCGTTCACCCAGGTATAATATAGAGGTGGGACGCTATTTGCGTGCTATAGAAGAGCGTCTTTTTAAAGTCTTGGGCCGGTTGTTTGGTCACCGGACTGTGTTTAAAGGGATGAACGCCGAGACTAGTGGTCGTACGATGCATCAGAAATGGGCCATGTTCCGCAACCCTGTTGCGGTGGGCGCTGATGCTAAGCGTATGGATCAGCATGTCAGCCAGCAAGCCCTGCAATGGGAGCACGAGATTTATGTTTCGTGTTTCCGTACTGCTATGCAGCGTCGCAAGCTGGGCCGTCTCCTGGCCCAGCAGCTTGCGAATGTGTGCAGGGGTTATTGTGCCGATGGGAAGCTCAAGTATAAGACCGTTGGTGGTCGGATGAGTGGCGACATGAACACATCCCTCGGGAATTGTGTGTTGATGTGTGCCATGATCCACGCCTATGCGGAGTCCATTGGTGTTCGTATTCAGCTTGCCAATAATGGTGACGATTGTGTCATATTTATGGAGCAGGAGGATTACGCGCGCTTCATTGAAGGTTTCGAGAAGTGGTTCCAACTTATGGGTTTTACCATGGTTGTTGAGCCGCCTTGTTACATCTTTGAGGAAATAGAGTTTTGCCAGACGCACCCAGTTTATGTTGGTCCGTACCCTGATAGTTACATCATGGTGCGGAAGCCCCAAACTGCTCTCGCTAAGGACACCATGTGTGTCGCGGGTTGGCAGTCTGGGCCAATGTTCGCCGGGTGGGTGCATGCGGTGGGGACTGGTGGGCTAGCCATGACTGGTCAAGTGCCTATTTTCCAGGATTTCTACAGGTCATATGTGACTTGGGGTAATGCCAGGAAATCGGCCTCGGACTTGCAGTCTTGGGGAGTCCGCCAGATGAGTGTGGGTATGAAGAGGGGGTATGGCCCCATTTCTCCCGCCACCCGCGCTAGTTTCTATTGGGCGTTCGGTATAACTCCCTGTGACCAGGAGATTTTAGAGAGGTTTTATAGTGGCGTGAGGATTTGTACTAAGTTGGTGGAGAAACTTAGTTTTCAGACCCCCATG